CCGGCAGCATGGGTTTTTTATTATTACTTACTGTGCCTTATTTCTACACCTGGCACCTGGCATCCTGGAGAGATCCGGCAGCAGCCTGGCAGCCTAAAGTTGACCAGGGCAGCACCAGGGTAGACCAGGGAAACGCCAGGATAAATCCGCAGCTGACTCCAGGATAAATCCGCATTAAAACTTTTTTTTATTTTTTTTTAAAAAAGACTTGACATCAGTTATTAGATGTAAGAAAACAATATTGTAATGATAAAAAACACCATCAAATACAAAGCGGTTCGAGGTTCGAATCCCCACCTTAATTCTCCATTGAAGGATGTTGAATATAAGGTTTATGAAGCAAAAGGAAAGCATGCGAAAGCTTCCTTTTTGAACTGGTTCAGTGACACTTACTTCTCCGGAGAGCATGAGTTCGGCAAGGACTTGGATGCTGATCCTGGGTTTATTGAGTTCGACATCGGACGCTGCCACTACCGGTTGAAAAACAAGAAACCAGCGTTGGTTGGCTTCTTCAAGAATGCGAAGAGAATGCCCATCAATTATTTCGCCTAACAATACTAACTAAAAGAAAGGAACACCACATATGATTAAAGAAACCGAAACCGGAACTTGCTGCCTCTGTGGCGAAGAGTACCAACACTATGGATGCAATCCGTATCCATTAGGAGATCTATTCGCTGGCGAGAAAGCATGCCACGAATGCGACAATCAACTAGTCATTCCTACCAGGCTAACCAACATGATCCGGTTTGGAGGAACTGCCGGAGATCCAAAAGAAAACCAACGAATCAGAAAGGAGTATTTTGCTGCGATGCTAGCTTGTCCAGCAATCAACAACTAATGGAACTAATCACTGAAAACTACAAAAGCGAAATCATTTACCGGTTGAAGCGAGGGCAGAGCGAGCTCGAAATAAAGCAAGCTCTACCAATGTCGAAATGGCGGTTCTTTGATGAAGCAGCTAAGGAATTTATCGATACCGAGTTTACCTTAGAAAACAACATCAAGGCAGTCCGGAAAGGAGTCTATAAAGACCTGGATGAAATGAACGAGTTAATCATTCAAAACTACAAGAAGATCGAGGAGCTGGAGGTTGACCTGGCTTGTCTTAAATCGGAGAAACGGAAACTCGAAAAGAGGGAACGAGCTCTCCAGGATATAAAGAATACATTAACATTACCCACCATATGAAAAACCTAATCAATGCCCAAAATGTCAAAGCCCTGGCAAAGGACTTTGGCTCGGAGATCTACGAAAAGGATCTCCAGGTCTCAGCTGCTTTCATCGAGCAGACTGCGGATCTATTCGCTGCCATAATCAAATACCAGGTGTGCAAGCAAGAGTCACTTGCCGGAACGCTGCGAGAAACCGACTGGGCTAATCTCCAGATCGACGCAGCCGAAAATCTTATCATTCAACAAAAGGAGGAAGCGTGAGTTACACTTCGATTGAATATGGTAAAGCCCAGGGATCCAGGTTCGGAGCTTTGATCTTCGAATCCGGTCTCCTGGTGCCGAGGTCGGAGCGTGCAAAACCTTTGTTTGAACGAGGGCAGCATGTATCCAATAACTACAACAACATGACCAGGGAAGACCAGGCGGTTGTTTCAAGAGTGTCCGGATACAAACCTGGGAGAAAGATCCAGGAAGAGATCCGGATAGAACAACGAAAGGAGATCCAGGCGAAGACCTGGGAATTATTCACATGAGCAAACCCTATCAACACTTAGAGTTAAATCTTATTGACGCTATCGATCACGACAAATTTGTTGTCCGGACTAACCTTCCAGGCACCTATTTTGTTGTTAATCGTGATACCCTGGGAACTTTTCACTCTCAGATTGACTTGAAATTCAACGATTTACACGATCGAGAAAATAAATCGAAAAAAGTTTCAAAAACACTTGACATCGACTAAGGGATGGCTGAAGATAATAGCGTAATGAGAAACCACCACGACAAAAAAGTTCTTCCGGCTGCCGGCTTGCTCACTAGTCGAGCTGCTGCCTTAAGAGTCTTAAATAGTCCAACTACTCCGACTGATTCGGAGCTTCTCGAAATCGTCCGAACCTATGGCACTAAGAGATATTTAAATACTCCGGCTGAGTCTGCCAGGCTCGCTGCTGCCAAGAGTTTGTTAAACTACCACTACTAACTAACGAAAGGAAAAAGTAATGAATAAAAAACACCACCATGACCTTGAGATCGGAGACATTCTGTCTGCGAGTTGGGGTTATGATCAAACCAACATCAACTACTTCGAGGTTGTTAAGACCAGCCCCAAGTCAGTTGAAGTTCTTGAAGTCGAGGGTGTCTCGCTTCCGGAACATGACCAAACCGCTAGCGTTGCGACTATGGGTGCCAGGGGCATTCCGGTCGAAGCCTGGAGATCAGCCACCAGTGACTATCCTAAAAAAGAGGATGGGTCTTGGGATTTCCGAGCCAAGAAAATCTTGAAACCCAAGAGGTGCAAGTCAATCGGAGAGTTCAAAGGCGAGGGCTACAACTCTCTTCGGATCAAAGATCACATGTACGCCAGGTATGACAAGCCAGGCACTATTAACTACGAAACCCACTGGGCTTATGGACACTAAGAAAAAAGAAACTAAAGAAGAAAAACAAAAGCGTTTCGAGAGCATTGCCAAAACTCACCAGGAAAAGGTGTTGTTGAAAGCAGCTCTCAAAGCTGGGAAGATCCAATTCATAACCATCAACTAAAGGAAAAAGTAATGAGTAAAAATAAAACACCACTAAAAATAGACACTGGATTTGAATCCATGTGGCTCGATTATGATCCGGAGTCGTACAAAACGATTTCCGGAGCAGCTAAGGGTTTGTATAAAGCCCTTATTAAATTCCTCATCGATACTGGCTGCTCAAAAGAGGCTGCCGAGCGTGAGGTAATTATTCGGACTCCGGAGGAGAATGCGAACTTCGGTTATTCGAAAGCCTGGTATGTTGCCTTTGAGGGTGGCATTTACGAGTGGGCTCATGCAGCGAGCTGGTCAATCACCGGCTCCTGGGGATATAGCGAGCCCTACCACTCATTCGACTTAACCTTCTACGAGAACTAATTATGATCGAATTATTCCTAGCAATCGCAATCGTTGAAAGTAACCTGGATCCCACTGCGGTGGGAGACCAGGGCAGTTCTGTTGGTATTGTTCAAATCTCGGTGCCAGTCATCCAGGATGTAAATTGTTTCTATGATGGCTGCACTTACAAACCGGAGGATCGAACCAATATCGACAAGAGCTACGAGATCTTCGTAAAGTACATCAACTACTGGGGTTCAGTTTATGAACGAAAGACCGGTAAAGAGTTGACTAACGAAGTTCGATCTCGAATATGGAACGGAGGTGCCTATGGTTGGAAAGCAGCTGAAGGCACCAACAAGAAAAAGAACCTGGATGTTTACTGGAGTAAAGTCCGGCACCATCTAACAAAAGGAAGTAAATGACTGATCCAAAAACCACTACCCTAACTAAGGCAGAAAGGAAGAAATTCCACTATGCCTGGTTAGCGTTTTGGAGACGCAGAAAAAAGAAACCACCACATGTAAGTAAAAACCGCTTGCATGTGTTTGATATTTAATATAAAAGGAAACCATAATGAATACTAAAACTAAAACTAAGACACTTGCCGAAGCAGCGAACGCCACATTCAAAGCTCGTTGGATCGGCACTGCGAGTGCTCGTTCCAGGGAAGCCCAGGTGCGTTGCATTGTTAAGTATTTCGGATCCAAGACTCCGATTACTAAGATCACTACCAAGTCAGTTCTCGACTATGTGAAATACCTAGAGGATAAAGTTGGTAATGATGTCGAGACCAGGAACAAAAAGATCAGTGCGATCTCGGTTATCCTGGATCATTCCTATACCGAGGGATGGATTGATTCTCTTCCAAGATTGAAGGGACGCAAGTCAGCCAATAACCAGTGTAAGGAATACATATCGAAGGAAGAGGAAAACATCATTCTTCCTTTCATGCAAAATCATGACCTGGAGAGCATGAGATACTTTGGAGACTTTTGGGCATGGTCGGTTGATACCGGACTAAGACCTAGTGAGTCTCGGAGGATTAAAACCCAGGACATCTACAAAGAACCAGGTATTGGGTTTGTTGTTCGTATTAACCAAACCAAAACTAATGACTGGAGAGTTATACCACTGACTCAGCGAGCTTATGAGATCTTCATGATGCAAAACCAGGAGCAGCCCTGGGCAGCCATGAACGAAAGTCGCATTAAGCATGCCTGGAATCGAGTAAGGGAGTTTCGCAACCGCCAGGGAGACCGGAACTACAAACCATATTTGACCAGGCACACTACCGGATCCAGGTTGCTTCAGAACCGAGTTGACATAACTTTGGTTCGTGATGTACTCGGACATTCTAACATTCAGACCACCCTTCGCTATGCTAAGAACTCTCCGCAGCACCTTGCAGAAGCGATGAAAACTTTGAATGTATGAGAACTATTAAACTATTAACCAAAGAGCTAGCAAAGATGAAATATGGAAAGCCAAAGCCCAAGCCAAGACCAAAACCAAAAAAGAACAAGTAGTATCCTAAGCCCTAAAGTTGAGACGATCTTAACTGATGGGCTTAATAGTATGCGTAAAGCTTGTGAAGCATTGAGTGATCAGAATAAGATACTCAACAAAGACATCGAGAAGCTTAAACAAAAGTGCTCTCGATTTGAGGAGAAATTAAGAATTAACAACATCGAGGTTTAAAATAAATGCCGAACAAATTGGAACAGAAAGAATTAAATAAAGACATGGAGACTTTGGGTCTCGGTCGTTATCGTTCCAGGAATGAATCAGCAAAGAACCGAGATGCAGAACTAGAAACAAAATATGGACAACGACTCATGCGAGCTGCACTACCGGCATACGCACAGTCAATTCAAACCTGGTTAGAGAAAGTAAATTCTCAAAGATCAAAAGCCAGGTATCAAATAGATCTAAACGAGCTGCCGGAGAAACTGGTAGCTTTTGTTTCTATCAAAGCGATACTCGATTCCATTACCAAAAAGAAATCCCTGGCTTCAGTCAGTCATTATGTTGGTGCCAGGATCGAGGACGAATGTCGCTGCGTATTTTTATTAGAGAACAACGAACAAAAAGGTGGTGGTATTCTATTAGGAGCCAAGCGGAGAAAAGGTAAGTCAGCTAAGCTCCGGCATATTAGATCCAGCATGAAGAAGGAGTCCGGCAAGAAGCTAATGGATCCCTGGAACTCCTGGTCTCATCGAGACAAATTAAACTGTGGATTACACCTGGTAGAGTTGTTGCGTGTTAGCACAAATCTAATCGAGTATGTTTATATTACAGACAATAGGAGATCCAAAAGACCTACCAGGTATGTAACTGCAACTAAGGATACCCTGGAGTGGATTGAGGATTACAACACTAACCGAGAGCTCTTGGAACCCTTTTGGCTGCCAACAATTACACTACCGGATCCCTGGGTAAACTGCTGGGAAGGTGGATACGATACGACAGATACATCGCTGCCTAGGCTGCCCTTTATAAAAACAAATAACATGAATTATCTGCGAGGGATCCAGGGTAAACTCCAGGAGCCGATGGACGCAGTGAACTTTATTCAACAAACACCCTGGGCAATAAATGATAAGGTATTAGATGTCATGAAACATTGCTGGGAGAACTCGATACCTATTGGAGATCTACCCAGCCGAGAGGACGAGTCATTACCTCCGGTGCCAACAGACTTTGAAACTAATCCAGCAGCCAATAAACTTTGGAGACAAATGGCAGCCAGGGTTTACAATCATCGAGCATCAACAATATCCAGGAGATTACTTGTAGCTAAGATCTTATATGTAGCGGACAAGCTCCAGGGTAATAGATTTTTTTATCCTTCCCAGGTAGATTTTAGAGGACGAGTCTACAACATCCCAGCGTTCCTGGGGATCCAGGGAGCCGATATGAGTAAAGGATTGCTGCACTTCGAAAGACCGATGCGGATCAAGAATCATGAGCAAGCTCGGTGGCTCGCTATCCAGGGAGCAAACACCTGGGGAAATGATAAAGTTACCCTGGACGAACGAGTCGAGTGGGCATGTAAGTTTTCAAACACTGCTGACCGGATAGCTTGCGATCCAACTAAGAACTTGGAGTGGACTGAAGCCGAGGATCCCTGGCAGTTTCTTGCCTGGTGCCTGGAGTGGGCAGAGTATGCTGCCACCGGTAAAGTTAAATCCAGGCTGCCGGTAAACATGGACGCATCGAACAATGGGGTTCAGATTCTTAGCATTCTCATGCGAGACTTTGATGGTGGTGTTGCTACTAATGTAATGCCTACTGACTATCCTCATGATATTTACCAGGTATGCTGCGATCGTGTGTTGGAGTTACTTTTCGAGGATAGAGAAAAAGGAAACATCATTGCCGGTGATTGGATTTCATTTGGAGTAGATAGGAAATGCCTAAAGAGACCTTGCATGGTTTTCCCTTACTCCGGCACCTTCTATTCTTGCCGAGCTTATGTTGATGATTGGTACCAGGACAAGATCCGGAAGACTCAAAAGACAACACCATTTTCCGAGGATATGAGACATCGAGCCACCGGATACCTTTCCAAGTTAGTTTGGAGAGCGATCAACGAGATCCTGGTAAGACCAAAAGAATGTATGACCTGGTTGCAGCATGTTGCTCATGCAGCATCTAAGAAAAAGAAACCACTACAATGGGTTACTCCTACTGGATTCCCAGTGCTCCAGGATTACCGGAAGACTCAGACTCAGAATGTAGCCAGCCATATCGATGGACAAGCTACCTGGGTAAAGTGGCATAAGGAGACATCGATGTTGGATCCGAGGCGTTGCAAGGCAGCAGTCTCGCCCAACCTGGTACACTCCCTGGATGCTTCTGCCCTGGCTAGAACTATTTGTAAATGCAGCGAACATTCAATCTATGATTATGCGATGGTACATGACTCGTATGGCACCCATAGCGTGAATGCTCCTATCATGGGAGAGATGCTGCGTGAAGCTTTCATTGAGATATTCTCTAAAGATCTGTTGCTGGACTTCAAACATCAAGTTGAAGCTCAGCTACCAGGAGTTACCCTGGACGATCCTCCGGAGTATGGCTCGATGGATATAAACGAAATAAGAAAAAGTACTTATTTCTTCTGTTAAATATAAATCCATGAATGGAAAGGACATAACAAAATGAACATAACAACACCAAAAGGCATCGCCTTCTACCCAAGATTAGCTACTCCGGATACGGAGTGGAACAAGGATGGAGTTTACTCTTGTAAGCTGCACCTTTCAGAAACTGATTACAAAGCTTTCGAGCTTCAAATCAACGAGATAGTAAACAAAGCTTACAAAGCTGAATGCGTAAAGCATGGCAAGGAGTCCATCAAGCTCTCCGATGTTAAGAAACCACTCAGAGTTACCGACAACGGAGACTTTGAGATTTTCGGAAAACAAGTCGCAGCTAAGGATACCAGGAAAGGAAGACTGGAGTTCAAAGTAAGTGCGTTTGACGCTAAAGGAAATAAACTAGAAGAGATGCCAAATGTAGGTAGTGGATCTACCCTCAAGATGGCTCTCGAAATCTACCCTTACTTCACTGAGTTGAATGGGTTTGGATATAGTCTTCGATTGAAGGCAGTTCAGATCTTAGATCTAGTAGAATATAATACTGGAGACGCTAACTCATTTGGATTCACCGCTGAGGAAGATGGATACCGAGGATCCGGAGAATCATTCAATGAGACATTCGAAAAAGAAGAACCCAAAAAAGACATCCAGGCACCCTTTTAGGAGTGGACTGGAAGCATACATTGCAGCCACCCTCACAAGGGGTGGTTGCTTATATGAATATGAAACACTAAGGCTACCTTATGAAAAAACACATCACTATGTACCGGACTTCATCTTACCAAATGGAATCATCATCGAAGCGAAGGGTCGATGGCTTTCCTCAGATAGGACGAAGCATCTCCGAGTTCGTGAATCGCATCCGCACCTGGATATACGATTTGCATTTCAACAACCGAACAACAAACTCTCCAAAAGATCCAAGACAACTTACTCCGACTGGTGTGAGAAGAATGGTTTCCTTTGGTGTGGTAAGGATATACCGGAAGAATGGCTGATTTAGAGTCAGCACTTACGCATCAACCTTGCCCTTCGTGCGGAAGCAGCGATGCCCTGGTAGTTAATACCGATGGCAGCACTAAATGCTTTTCGTGTTCGTCATTTACACCCTCAACTGGAAAGACATTGAAAATTACACCACAAAAAACAAATACAATATTCATCGAAGGAGAGTTTATGGACATCCCTTCGAGAAAATTATCCAAAGAAACTTGTAAAAGGTTTGGATATTTTATTGGCAACCAAGCCGGTAAACCAGTCCATGTAGCAAACTACCGAAACATGGAAGGCGGTTTAGTTGCTCAGAAGTATAGATTCAAAGATAAAACTTTCAGCTGCGAAGGCAGCCCAGGGTTTTTCTTTGGGCAGCACTTATGTCCTAATGGAGGCAAGCAGCTGGTAATCACTGAAGGCGAGATAGATTGCTTGAGTGTTTCCCAGGTATTCGAAGGTAAGTGGCATGTTGTGTCGCTGCCCTCCGGTGCTCAGTCTGCTAAGAGTGCTTTTAGGAAACACTTCGAATGGCTCAATAGTTTCGATAAAGTCGTGCTGATGTTTGATAGCGATGACCAGGGACAAAAAGCTATTGAAGAAGTGGCTCACATATTGCCAGCCGGTAAGACCAGGGTTGCTAAGATCCCAGCTAAGGATCCGAATGAAATGCTCCTGGACGGAAAGGGTAAAGAGATTGTTTATTCAATATATAACTCTCAGCCCTGGACTCCGGATGATATTGTTTGTGGATCCAACTTGTATGATCGACTCCTGGAGATAAAGAACATTGAATCCATTCCTTACCCATACACTGGTTTGAATGAGAAAACCAGGGGTATTCGTAAATCCGAGATTGTAACTTTTGCTGCCGGATCCGGTATAGGTAAGAGTCAGATCTGCCGAGTGATTGCTCACCATATATTAACAACAACAGAAAAGAAAGTTGGATACATTGCCCTGGAGGAAAGCCTGGAGAGAACTGCCCAGGGTATCCTAAGTATCGAGATGAACAAGCAGCTTCACCTGGAGCCCTTTGAATACTCAGATGAGTTCGGAGCTGCTTTCGAAAAGACGCTAGGATCCGGAAGGTTCTTTCTGTATGATCACTGGGGCAGCACAAGTTCGGAGAATCTCCTGGGAAGGATCCGATACATGGCTAAAGTCCTGGATGTTGAGTATGTTGTTCTTGATCACTTGTCTATTGTCGTTTCCGGAATCGGAGATGGTAATGAGAGAAGAATGATAGACAACACGATGACGAAGCTCCGCAGCTTAGTTGAAGAAACTAAGATTGGATTGATCCTGGTTTCTCATTTGAAGAGACCGGAAGGTCGAGGACACGAAGAAGGAGCAGTGACAAGCTTAGCTCAGCTCCGAGGATCAGCCGGCATTGCCCAGCTATCAGACCTCGTTATCGGACTAGAACGAAACCAGCAAGACAACGAGAACATGAACCAAACTGTTGTCCGAGTTTTAAAGAACCGCTTTAGTGGCGAGACCGGAATAGCTTGTGCTCTCCGTTTTTGCCAGGATACTGGAGCATTAAATGAATACACACTAACCACAGAAAACCCATTCTAATGAATATGACTAATACATTTTTCGCAGATATAGAAACTAACGCCATCGAGGATTGGAGCACTTTAGAGGATCTTGAAACCATCCACTGTATTTGTGCTCTTGACCAGGATGAAAAAGAATACCGATGGAGCACTGATGCTGGAAACATCGATGAAGGGATCCAGGCTTTAACCAACTGTGAGAACCTGGTGTTCCATAATGGCGTAAGCTTTGATTACCCAGCTCTCGCAAAACATACTGGGTTCCGACATAACAATGTTGCAGATACCCTGGTAATGAGTCGCTGCATTTATCCGGATCTAAAAAGAGATGACCATCGAGCTGGTAGAAATACAAAGATCGTAGGCAGCCATAGTCTCAAAGCCTGGGGAGAAAGACTAGGGTTTCACAAAGGAGACTTTGGAGAGGATACTGACTGGTCAACCTGGTCAATCGAGATGGAAGACTACTGCCTCCAGGACTGCCGAGTTACTAAGAAGCTATTCGATCATCTCATATCTAAGGAGCCCTCTAAGAATATGTTATCCCTGGAACACCGGTTCGCTAGTCTCATGAGAAGACAAGAGTTCTATGGGTTTCCTTTTAATGTTGATGCTGCTGAAAAACTAGCAGCGGATCTATGTGTAAAAAGAGTAGAGCTCAGAGACAGACTTGAGAAAGTATTCGAACCGACAGTAGTTCCTATGAAATCCTTTTGGTATGTTAACGCTGCCGGAGATAAGTTTCCATCAAAGAAAGCTATGAAGGAAGTAGGATACAAGGATGATCAGATCCGCAAGGGAGAAAGAAAAACAAAAACAATACCCTTTAATCCTGGATCCAGGGATCAGATCTCCGAGAGACTTATGGCTAAAGGCTGGAAACCAGCAGCTTATGAAGGTAAGAGACCGCAGATAAACGAAGGAGTTCTAAAGCAGATTGGATCCGAGGAGTCCGAAGCTCTCCTGGAATACCTAACAGTTCAGAAGAGACTTGGACAACTAGCCGAAGGTAAGCAAGCCTGGCTCTCCCTGGAAAAGAAGGGAAAGATTCATGGACAAGTCTTAACTAACGGAACAATTAGTGGAAGAGCTAGTCATAGAAATCCCAATGTTGCCCAGGTGCCAGGTGTTGGATCACCCTATGGAGCAGAGTGTCGTGCTTTATTCACTCCCCTGGAAGGCAGCGTCCTGGTAGGAGCTGATGCTTCCGGACTAGAGCTCCGGTGTTTAGCTCATTACCTGGCAGCCTTCGATGGTGGACGCTATGCTGAGATTGTTGTTGATGGAGATATTCATACTGCAAATCAGAAAGCTGCCGGATTAGAGGAAAGATCCCAGGCAAAGACTATGGCGTATGCCCTAATCTATGGTGCCGGAAATGAGAAACTAGGTCAGATTATTGGTGGTGGATCTAAAGCCGGTAAAGCTTTGAGGGAAAAATTCATCAACAATACTCCAGGTATTAAGAAACTGTTCGATGCGGTAGATAACGCAGTCAAGACCAGGGGTTCCCTGGTAGGACTGGATGGTCGCATTCTACCATGCAGATCTCCACACTCCGCTTTGAATCTCCTTTTACAGAGTGCCGGTGCGGTAATAATGAAGATGACCAGTATCCAATTCAACGAGTTAGCGAGACATCCACACACACTGCATGCTCATGTACACGATGAGATTCAGTTCAGCTGCCGAGAAGAACATGCTGAAGAGTTAGGAAATACATTTATTGAAGCTATAAAAACAACTGAAAAGATCCTGGGATTTCACTGCCCACTTGATGGTGAGTTTAAGATCGGATCCAACTGGAAGGAAACCCACTAATGAAACTTATAATCGACGGAGATATGATTGCTTACCGAGCAGCGTTCGGTAGTGAACATGAAATTAAATGGGATGATGATGTCTTTACATTACATCTCAACATGCACGAAGCCCTGGATAGAGTAGATTCTATCATCGAGGCATCGTTGAAGAAACTAGGAGCTAAGGAATATGTTACTGTTTTTTCTGATAAAAAGAACTTTAGGCATGACCTGGATCCCAGCTACAAAGCTAATCGTAAGGATCGCAGAAAGCCCCTGGGTCTATCAACTGTAATAGATCAGATGTTCTTGTTTTGGAATGGCATGAAAATCAACAACCTGGAAGCTGATGATGTTATTGGTATTCTATGCAGCAAGCATAAGGATCACATCGCAGTATCCGGAGACAAGGATTTCCACACTATACCTGGTAAGTTCTACAACTTTCTGAAAGACGAGATGTATGATACAACAGTAGATGAAGCGAATAAGTTCCATCTAATCCAAACATTGGCTGGCGATACTGCCGATGGTTATCCTGGGGTTAAAGGCGTAGGCATGAAGACTGCGGAAAAACTCCTGGACAAAGAAGGTTATACCTGGGATGCAGTAGTTAAGATCTACGAGTCTAAAGGTATGACGGAAGACGCTGCCCTGGTAACTGCAAGACTTGCTTATATATTGAGGCACCAGGACTTTAACCTTAAAACTAAAAAGATGAAATCATTATGGAAACCAACGACAACTTAGATTTACCGGATACCGGAGAGAGAACCCAGTTTGACACTGGTGCGGTTAGAGACGCAATGGAGGGCAAAGGTCTTCCATCGCTGCTGCCGATAGACGCTATGCGAGCAGCTAGTAAACGATTCGAAGCTGGAGCTTTGAAGTATGGGAGAAACAACTGGCAAAAGGGGATCCCACTCTCCAGGTATGTTGATGCTCTTTACCGGCACCTATGGGCATACATGGAAGGAGAAGACTCCGAGGATCATGGTGGTGCTATCGTATGGAATGCAATGTGCCTGGTTCAAACCCAGGAGTGGATTAAACAAGGGAAACTCTCAGATGAACTGGATGATCTCTAACTTCGGACTAATATGAGATGAGCACTGCTGATAACGATAGAGTTCCCCCAATATCTCCGGCTATAATTGAATACCTGGAGCGTATCTTTCCGATGAAAGACTACGATAAATATGAGGATCAGAGTGATATTCGCTTTTATAGTGGATGTCGCCATGTTGTTAATTTTGTTCGATCTCAATTTGAACAACAAAACGAAACAATAATAGATAAGGAATAATAATATTATGTGTATGAGCGTAAAAGCACCCAGGATACCACCACCTCCTCCTCCTCCAGTATATGCACCGCCCCCAGCTCCAACAGAGCGAGCTAAGCGGACTATCAACCCTAGGCTAAAGCGTAGGGCGATGGCTAGAAAGTCCGGAGGGTCAAGAGGTCTACGGATCAAGAGAGGTCAGAACTCCACTACTCTTAATGTAGGTGGACAGACCACTGGCTCTAGTCTTAATGCTTAAAGTTAAGCGATCTATAAGTAGGATTTAAACATGGAAAATAGAAGTGCTAAGCAAATATATCACTCCCTAGAAGGGAAGCGGTACAATTACATCGAGAGGGCTCGTACTTGTTCAAAGCTTACGCTACCTTATATAATGCCGGAAGCCGGCTTTGGTGGCAGTTCTAAAACATTAACACCCTTTGCGAGCATTGCAGCGAGAGGAGTAAATAACCTCGCCTCTAAATTACTGTTAGCACTTCTACCTCCCAATGCTCCATTCTTTCGCTTAAATGTAGACACTTACAGTTTAAAAGCTGAAGGTGCTCCGGATGATATAGTCAGTACAATCGAGTCCGGCTTGCAGCAAGTAGAAGAAGCAGTCATGGATGAGATCTCCGGTACAAGCTACCGAGCATCCTTACATGAAGCCCTCAAACACCTTATCGTTACTGGGAATGCTTTAATCTATATGCCTAAAGAAGGAGGCATGCGAGTGTTTCACCTGGATAGATATGTTGTTGATCGTGATCCTATGGGCAATGTCACTCATATTGCTACCCAGGAGAATATCTCCAGGAATGCCCTAAGTCCGGAACTCTCCGGCATGATACCGGAAGACGCTTCATCATCAGCAACAAATAGCGATTTAGAACTATATACCGCTTGCTGCCTAATGGATAATAAGTGGCATGTCTTCCAGGATATAAATGGTATTCGTATCCCAGGATCCGAAGGAGTATTTAAAAAGGATCGTAATCCGTATATACCGCTAAGGTTCTCCTTAGTATCCGGAGAATCCTATGGTAGATCCTATGTTGAAGAATACCTGGGAGATGTTCAATCGCTTGAATCCCTTACTAGGGCAATCGTAGAGGGATCCTCGGCTGCTGCCAAAGTGCTATTTATGGTTAATCCTAATGGTACCACCAGGGCGAGAACCTTGGCTGAATCGGAGAATGGTGCAATTACCCAGGGTAATGCTAATGATATATCCGTATTGCAGCTGAATAAATTTAATGACTTTAGAGTTGCCCAGGAAACTATGAACTCGATTAAGGATCGCCTGGGTCATGCCTTCCTACTAACCAGCGGTGTTGTTCGTAATGCTGAACGAGTTACTGCTGAGGAGATCAGAATGCTCTCAATGGAGCTAGAATCGTCTCTAGGAGGTTTGTATTCTTTATTAAGCTCAGAGCTCCAGTTGCCTATGGTAACTCGTTTAATGGAAGTTATGGGCAAAAAGAAATCACTACCGGATCTACCGAAGGATGTTATCAATCCAGTTATCATTACCGGTGTTGAAGCCCTGGGAAGAGGAAATGACTTACAGAAACTCGATATGTTCTTAGCCGGTGCCAACCAGGTTGTCGGTCAACAAGCGGTATCTCAATTTGTTAATGTTGCTGAATACTTCAAACGAAGAGCAACATCCCTGGGAATCAAGACTCCAGGTCTTATCAAAACCCAGGAAGAAATCCAGGCAGAGATGACAAGTCAGCAAGAACAGACCTTGCTAGAGAAGTCAGCTCCGAGTGGAGTCAGTGCTTTAAGTCAACAAATGTTGCAGCAAAGGCAGCATGAAGTTGAAGGACAAGTAGAAGAATCAGAGGAATAAATTATGGCAGAACTAAATAAAGTTGTGATCAACGACACACAAGAAGGCACTAATATGTCTCTTGAACAAGAAGCAGCTGCAATCGATGAGAAGGCAGCAACACAGAACCAGGGGGAAACTCCTATTCTTGAGCAAACTACTGAGACTCAGAACAGTGGCTCCCAGGAGAACGAAAGACCGGAATGGTTGGATAATAAATTCAAGAGTCCGGAAGATCTAGCAAAGGCATATGCCGAACTTGAAAGAAAACAAGGACAAGAAAATGTCCAGGAAACAGAAGTATCCGATAATGATGCTATCAATTCAGCTAGTGAATATTATGCAGAGTATGGCGAACTTGGGTCAGACCAGTATGCTGCACTTGCTGCTAGCGGTATCAGCCAGGAAATGGTCGATACATATATCCAGGGTCAAGAGTCGATCCTGGCTACTGAAGTCCAGCAGATACAAGCTGGAATCGGTGGAGCTGAGAACTATGAAGCAATGACTCAATGGGCAACGAGTAATATCTCAAATGAAGAGATTGAAGCTTATGATGCTATTGTTGAGTCCGGATCTTCGGATCAAGCTAAGATGGCGGTTGAAGGGATGTACGCCAGGTATGTTGCTGCTAACGGCAACCAACCTACACTCACCCAGGGTTCAACTACTGGATCTGCGGTGCAGCCTTTCAATTCATCTGCTCAGATAACACAAGCTATGAGAGATCCTCGATATAAGATGGATCCGGCTTATCGTGCTGATGTTGAAAAGCGTTTAGCAAGGTCTAATGTAATTTAGGACTAATATGGAATAACTATGTTTGGATTACCACTCGAAGCGGTTCTTGGGATCATAAGCTCCCTGGGCGGTTTTCTTATGAAAGCCAGTGCTCAGAAAGCTGCTGATCAACAAAAACTATTAGAATACAGTCTCCGCAAACAAGAAGCAAATAATGCCTCAGCGGATGCAGCAGCTAAGAGATCCGATCCTTTCCTCCGAAAGTTAGCAGCAATGGTCGTGTTGTTTGTTGCGTTCTTAGGGTTATTCCTAATTGCGTTCTTTCCGGAGATTCCAGTTACTATTGTTGAAAGAGTCGCTCCCAAGTCATTCTTAGGATTTGAGTATGGCGGTGGATTAAAAACAACAGTAGCTAATGGATTCGTAATTCCGGAGTGGTTTAAATATTCTGTAATATCAATCGTCCACTTTCTATTCGGAACTGGAGCAGCCAAGGTCGCACGATAATGGCTAAATTTGCGAGCACCAGGTTTCAAACTAATCCGGATTTCTACAACGATCCGAGCGATTGGTTTAATAGCAGCGAAGGGCATAACCTAAGTTACAACGCTACTACTAATAGAATTAGTGGAATCTGTATTAAGGATGCCGGAGATTATCATGGACTCGATTATCAGAACTTTTCCTGGGGAGCTAATATTATACCGGATCCTCATGCCAGGTATGGAGATGTAAGAGCATTTTTAACCCTTATAATAGGACAACTGTTTCATGAGTATAACGAACAAGTAACCGCTAATGCAGATAGACACCTATCTGAGTTTATAGAATTTACTAGAAACTCCACTATCGATAGTGAGAACAACACCAGGACAACTCATTATTTATTTACTGTAACTGATGAAGCCCAGGCTGCACAAGAAAGTCCTTTTGTATCCGAGCTTCAATTTGGATCTACATTTACAACTCCCACTGGAATACCCAACGAGTAATGGCTAAGAGAAAGGGCGTTTCAATGCGTAAAGAGCATAAGTCCAAAAAAGGTGGGTTAACTAAAGCTGGGCGTGACCATTACAATAGAGCTACCGGATCCAAACTCAAAGCTCCGGTTACTGAATCTAATCCAAAAGGTAAAAGAGCAGCCAGGCGTAAATCTTTTTGTGCCAGGATGAAGGGTGCCAAAGGTGCCATGAAAGACGATAAAGGGAAACCTACAAGAAAAGCACTAGCCCTACGGAGATGGAAGTGTAGATGATCTTCTACGATAGAAAACTTATATTTGTACACTTACCCAGGACTGCTGGATCTTTAATCGAGAAGTCTATTACTAATACTTACACTGGGAATTTTTTAAACCCTAAACACTTTGAAGCGTACGATTATAAAACTGTATATCCGGAGGAATGGGAATCCTTCTATAAGTTCGCTTGGGTTAGAAACCCCTTCGACTGGTGTGTTAGTTTAGCGGTTAGGTTCGACTGCCCCCTGGATACTCTTTTAGGAGAGTTCGAATCGAGACCTAATATATGGCAAGCCTTTAGATCGGCTCCCAGGTGGTCTCAGAAGTTGCCCATGTCTAACGCTATTGATGGTGTTGATTTTGTTGGTAAGTTCGAAACCTTAGAGTCAGACTATAAGATCCTCCAGGATAAGTTTGACTTACCGGATCTATTGATAAACGAGCAATTTAAAAAAACGGAAGGGCGTGACCTAGACTACAAGTCTTATTATACCGACTACGAAGATCAACACCGCATTGAGGCAATCGAACGGATATTTGAAAAAGATCTCCAAAATTTTGGGTATACTTTCGAAAACGGAATTGTTAGAGAAAAGTTCGAAAGACGAATGGAACAAGGCAGCGATGTATAAAATTTTATAAATTATGGCAAAGATATGCTCGAAAGGAATTGCGTGGGCAAAGCGTAAATTCGACAAATACCCATCTGCTTACGCTAACATGGCTGCAAGTAAGTACTGTAAGGATCCTAAGTATGGTAAGGGTAGATCTAAGTTAAAGATGAAGAAGAAGAAGAAATGAATGAAGTCCTTCAAGTCATCTCATCTATAACTCCAGTCTTAATTGGCATTATAACCCTAATTATAGTTCTTGCCAGGATGCACTACAACCTGGAGAGCCTCGCAGAAAAAGTAAAAGTTTTATTCGATTTTCATAACAAGCGAAAGAAATAATATGGGCGAATTAGCAAAGTGGAGAAAACAGAAATGGGTTCGGATCGGTACCGATGGTAAGATCAAAGGAGCTTGTGGAACCAGTAAGAATAAAAAGAATCCGGATCGCTGCCTACCACTTAAAAAAGCTAGAGGTCTCTCGATCAGACAAAGAGCAGCAACTGCTAAGAAGAAAAAGAGAGAGGGATCGTCCGGTAAACAATTTGTAAAAAACACTAAGGCTGCTAGGGTTAAGTCTTAGTTGTTAAGAATTTTGTTCAAAGACCAACAAAATCAGCCCCTTGCGAGGGACAACTGGTAGCGGAAGTTAATGGATGAATTAAACCCAAAATATAAACTATTAAATAAAGGAACAAAATCATGGCTATTATGTCAAGCGATGGAGCCCCAGCATCAAGACTTGGGGTCGACGCTAACAGTGCCAGTAATTCAAATACTGGTAATGAAGCGTTGTTCTTGAAGGTGTTTAGTTCAGAAATTCTGACTGCCTTCGAAGAGCATAACTGTATGAAAGACCTTCATACTATTAGAACAATCAGCAGTGGTAAGTCCGCACAATTCCCAGTTTCTGGTGTTGCAGAAGCGGTGCGTCATGTGCCTGGTCAGTCTCTAGTAGAGAAAGCGTCAACATACTTATCAGATATTGGTCATACCGAGCGTACGATTTCAATAGATGATATGTTGGTTTCTTCTGCATTCGTTGCGAATGTTGATGAAATGCGTAATCACTACGATGTCCGTTCAATCTACTCAGCAGAGATAGGTAAAGCTTTAGCTAAAGCGTTCGACATCCAAGCGATGAAAACACTGTATGCAGCCGCAAAGTCTGCTGCTTCAATCTCCGGTCAAACATCCGGTGGAACTGTAATTAGTTCTACTGATAGTGGTGGACTCGATTCTGTTGCAGAGATCATTGACTCGCTATATACAGTAGCACAAACCCTAGACGAGAAGGACGCACCATCTGATGGTCGTTTCGCTATCGTAACACCAGGAACATACTACAAGTTGTTTACTGCTGACCACCTAGCAATCAATAAAGATTTCGCTAATGCTGGTAATGCAGATGCAGCTAAGGGTACGATCCTTGATGTTGCTGGTATCCGTCTATACAAATCAAACCACTTGAAGAGTGTTGCTGATCTTGGAGACAAGAGTGGAGTGACTAGCGGTTCTGACATCGATGGCGTTAAGAATAATGTCTTCGACGATAGCGGATTCGGTGGATCTGATGGTGGCGATGGTTACATGGGTAACTTTGCTAACCTTACTGATGGCACAAACTATGGTATCCTTGCTGGTACTAAGGACGCTATCGGTACAGTTAAGCTACTTGACCTAGCGACAGAGAGCGAATACCAAATCGAGCGTCAAGGTACATTATTTGTATCTAAGTTCATGCTTGGTACTGGCGTTCTTCGTCCGGAGTGTGCAGTTGCAGTCGAAGTTGACGCAGCGTAATTTACTCTGATTAAATCTAGCTCCAGGGTCTTCGGATCCTGGGGCTTTTTTTTTAACCCTTTAAATGGAAATAATTTATGGCAACCGCAAAAGTAAGTGGAACTAAGACATCCCTCCTCGACTCAGTAAATACTGGGATGAGTGTCCTGGGAGAAACTCCTCTATCGGCATTAAGTACTGGTACGATCCCTCCGACTGAGAATGTAGTACGCTTAGTTATTGCTGAAGTGAATAACGATGTTAATGCAAAAGGCTGGTGGTTCAATACCAGTGGTAATAGTATTACCTTCGATGATATGACTAATACATCGACTACTTTCGACACAGATACACCGGAAGAAGCCATACGATATATTACAATACGAGCAGCAAGAGTTGTTCAAAGCAGATTCTTAGCAAATGAGAATCTCCACAAATTTACATACGAAGAAGAGTTGGCATCACTAGCAACTCTTATCCAGGCTAATGTTCGCCAGGGTGGATATAACGATGATCTGTCGTTCGCATCTTATCCGGCTGAGCTCCGTCAATTAGGTATCGAAGAGCATACCTTCTTGCAGCAGCAGTCCGATGACAAAATCAACACCATCCGACTAGCAACCGAACTAAAGCAAATTGGATTATTAACTGAGCAAACATCAACACAAGTTCAAGATACAGTAGTCAAAACAAACCAGGCTGCACTTATAGCTCAACAGAAGCTAACCGAGGTACAAACTACTCAGTTAGTTACTGCTCAGAAAAACAAAACAAACAGTGATAAAACTTTAACAGATAAAACGGCACTAACCGAAGTTAAGAGAGCTTTGGATGTTGTTGCGGACACTACTTTAAAAGGTAAGCAAGGAGCTTTCGTAGACAAACAAGCTTTGACTGAGGTTAAGCAAGCTCTTGATATTGTTGCAGCCACTACCCTCAAAAACTCTCAAGGTGCTCTTGTAGACAAACAAGCTTTGACTGAGGTTAAGCAAGCTTTACTCCAGGTCTCCCAGGCAGCAAACCTAGACAAACAGGCTCTCACAGAAGTCAAAAGGGCTCTTGATATTGTTGCTGATACTACCCTTAAAGGTAAGCAAGGAGCTTTCGTAGATAAGCAGGCTCTCACAGAAGTCAAAAGAGCATTAGACCTGGTAGCGGATACTACATTAAAAGGTCAACAAGGTGCCTTAATTGATAAGCAAGCGTTGACCGAGGTTAAACAAGCTCTCGATGTCGCTGCTGCAACAACATTAAAAGGCGAACAAGGAGCTCTACTTAATAAGCAAGCGTTGACCGAGGTTAAACAAGCGTTACTACAAGTTTCCCAGGCAGCTAACCTGGACAAACAGGCGTTGACCGAGGTCAAACGAGCACTCGATATAGTAGCCGATACTACATTAAAAGGTAAGCAAGGATCTTTCATCGACAAACAAGCTCTGACTGAGGTTCAAAGAGCGTTAGATGTTGCAGCCGATGTTACATTAAAGGGTCAACAAGGTGCCTTAATTGATAAGCAAGCTTTAACTGAAGTTAAACAAGCGTTACTCCAGGTCTCGCAATCAGCACTCCTCGATAAGCAAGCTCTTACTGAAGTTAAGAAAGCTCTCGATGTTGTTAAAGACACCGAAGTTAAAGGGAAGCAGAAAGAATTAGTTGGATCTCAGAAGCTACTTACCGACAAACAGACTATAACTGAACAAGCTCAGAAAACTTTCATTGATAAACAAGCTTTGACTGAAGTTCAAAGAGCTCTTGATGTTGCTGCTGATGTTGCTCTAAAAGCTAAACAAACCATCTTCGTTCAAAACCAGGCAGCCACTGAACTCAAGAGAGCTTTAGATATTGTCCAGGATACTGCACTTAAAGTTTCCCAGGCAGCACTCCTCGATAAGCAAGCTCTCACAGAAGTCAAAAGAGCCCTGGATGTTGTCCAGGATACTGCACTCAAGGTTTCCCAGGAGTCATTCATTAACAACCAGGCAGCCACCGAGCTGAAGCGAGCATTAGATATAGTTGCAGATACTACACTAAAAGCATCTCAAAAAAGCCTAGTCGATAATCAGTCTGCTACTGAGTTAAAACGAGCATTAGATATAGTTGCAGATACTACCATCAAAGGTAAGCAAGGCAATCTCATCGATAACCAGGCAGCCACCGAGGTTAAAGAAGCATTACGAAAGGTAGCAGAAACATCATTACTCAATGACCAGGAGCAGCTTGTAGTCAACCAGGCAGCCACCGAGCTCAAAAGAGCCCTGGATATTGTTGCTGATACTGCTCTTAAAAGCTCGCAAAAAGCACTATTAGATCAGCAGAAGCTAACAGAAGTAAAAGAAACTGTTAAGCGATCCGCTGATACTGCCCTGGTATTAAGAACAACAGATAAAACATTAGCAGAAAAAAGACTGGTTGATGCTACCGAGCTCAAGACTGATGCTGAATCTACTCTTTTAACTACTCAAACGAACAAATTAGAAGAAGAGCGAGCAGTCGGATCTACTGTTGAGTCTACTTACTTTACCGGTATTCTAGCTGGCACCCAGGTTTCCTACCAGGACTTTGCTGCTGAACTTAGAATCCTAGGGTTCGAAGAGACAACCTTCCAGGCAATGCCGGCAGCTAAAAAGAAAGAAGTCCTTATAGATGCAACTCAATACAGAAGTACTCAGATTAGTGGTGTTACTCATACTGGAGATTCATTACCTATTGTTAATAATATTCTAAGACTAATAGGAGAACCAAAAGTTTCCAATGTAAACAACAACTCATTAGGTATTGCTGCTTATGAAATGCTTACAGAAACCAATAAAGAGCTGCAAGCCAGGGGCTGGTGGTTTAATACACAAGCTGATGTAGAGTTAGAGAATGTTCTCCTGGAGAATGAAACCGACACTTATGGTGGAACCTTCGACATAACTTCTCCGGCTACTGTCAGTTCAGCTGCTTCTACACATACTTGGACAAAGCTCAGTTCGACATCTGCCGGCAAACCAATGTATAGACATATAGAGTCCGATGGTAATGTGAATACTCTTTATTATAGTACTAATATTGGCGATGGTCTTGTAGCTGGGTGGATGCAATCAAGCCAGGAGGATCTCGCAAATGGTGGACTACCGAGTCAGTTTTCTACTGTTGATAGTACTCATCCCTGGATACTAGCAAACGGAGAGGTTGATCCCAAGTTTAGTAACTTTGTAGGTCTTACGGAGAGTAATCATGTTCCTATTGGTACAAACGCTATAACCGCTGAAGCCAATGATTATGATACAACCATTCAGACATCAAGCGGAGTAAAAGTATTGTATGATTTCAAGGAGCAATCAGTTGCTAAATTCTCCGGTACGATCAAAGCCAAGGTTATATACCTAAGAGACTTTGATGATACACCAAGTAAGTACATAGAATACCTCACTGTTCGTGTTGCTCTTCTTCTTACAGAATTGTATCCTAAGTCTACCATCGATGTTCAACGCTTACGCAAGTTAGAAGGAGAACTCGAAACTTATTTCAAAGACCGAGAGAATGACCAGGGTAATTACAATGTCTTTGACAGTTACGACGCTGCGAGTAGAGTCGGAATCAATAGGAATCACAACTTAGTCTAATGCCTTTAATAAACCATAGTTTACCTAATCTAGTCCAGGGGGTATCCCAACAAGCGGATGCTCTACGATTTGAAGGTCAGTGCGACGCTCAAGAGAATGCCCTCAGTAGTATTGTCTCCGGTCTACAAAAAAGACCAAACACCAGGCATGTGGCTCGGCTGATTACCTCCGCAATAGCTAATGACTCTAAGGTTCACTTTATCAATCGTGATAGTGATGAAAAGTTTGTGATAATCCATAGTGGTACAAAGCTCCGGATATTTAATTTAATTACCGGAGCCCAGGCTAAGATTAGAGCTCTCGATCAAGAATCAACAACATACGAAAATGAGTACGAGTTACAATCCGATGACTTTAATGCAGCCACTTCATCCGGAGAAAGGTTCTATGGTTACGCTGCTAATCCTCGAAATGCTATTAAATTCTTAACAGTCTCAGATACTACATTTTTACTTAATACAAGAAAAGTGGTAGAAGAAAACTCCGTAAAGACTGCTGATTACGAAAAGGCAGCCCTGGTGTTTGTAAAGCAAGGAGACTTTGGTAAAAACTACAATATTGAATTTGGTACTCCGACAACCTTTGCTCAAATATCTTTCGGAATTAGAAATTATGTATACTCCTACGATGATGATGATGATTGATAATACAGTTACAGAAGCATTTAAAGGTATGATTGATACTCTATTTGAAGAATCAGATAGAACATTCAAAGATGTTAGGTGGAACCCCACAAACAGAGACCTAGAGTCAATCCTATCAAAGGAAAATTTAGATACAATAATTGATAGGTATGGCGATACTGCCTCTGCCAAGCATATACCAGGTAATGACAATCGAATCACTTTTGATAGGAGGATAGAAAACTTCGATTACCTGGAAGATGTTACAAACGCTATTGCTATGAGTATGGACATAGAACTCATAAGTTCGTCCGGTCTGTTTTGGTATCCCCCAGGTGGTTATTGTGGGTGGCACACTAACAACAATAGAGAGGGAGAGCGACTATATTTAGCCTGGGCTTACGAATCCAACAAAAGTTTCTTTAGAAAGTGGGATTCTGAAAAAAACGAAATTATAACCGAATGGGATAAAGAAGGATTAAATATCCATCGTTTTACTGTATCAAAAGAAAACCCATGTTGGCACTGTGTTGGAAGCCACACAAACAGATTTAGTTTAGGATTTAACCTGGATATTAGAAAGGAAACAAAGGAATAATTTATGTCACATAGTACAACCGCATGGCACGATGTAAATATCGTTAACGCTTCGCAAGGGTACACCCAAGCACAGTGTAATGCCCCTACGACTGCCTCTCCAGCTGGATTAGGATTACCAACTACTTATTCTAGGTTCGGAGTAACCTTCAACCTTCAATACCGAAACTTTACAGTTAATAACCAGGGAGAAATAACCGCTGGGCAGGTATATGGAACACGAAAATCCGGTTCAACCGGAAGCAGCGGTACTGCTACTATAACTCTTTCAGCAGGTGCCGGAGCTGGGACTTCATACACTGACGATATGGGGTATGGAACTGTAACAGTTAGAACCGGAGAATCTACTTCCGGTGGTGGGTGTGCTGACGCAATAAATATCCAAAAAGCTTTAAGTAACGAGGGTGAAGCCTTTATGGTGGCTGCTGACACTACTTTCCCAACATCAGTTTCCGGTGCATTTGTTGTCACAAGAGTAGGAACAACAACAAGATTTGCTGGCGTAGATGGACAAGATTTTCCATTTTCAGTATCTGATGGTCTTGGGGGCAGTGGTCTCGGAGGTGTTTACAAAGAAGTAAACAGTATTGACGATTTACCGGTTACTGCACCGCACAATTTTAAAGTTAAGATTATCGGAGACCTGGAACTAGCCCAGGACGATTACTATGTAAAATTCTCTGTTGCTGGAGATGGAAACTTTGGAACCGGAACCTGGGAAGAAACAAACGGATTTAGAGAATCCCTAGGGCTAAATCAACAAACCATGCCTTTGAAGATCATAAGTAAAGGTAAGAATGCCCAAGGTGTAGATCTATTTGATGTTAATGTTGCCTACTGGGATAACCGCCAGGCTGGAGATAACGACAGTAATCCTCATCCTAGTTTTGTCGGAACTACGATCAACAACATGTCTTGGTTTAAAAACCGATTAGTAATGCTTACTGATGACACTGTTGTCATGTCGGAAGCCGGAGAGCCTTATAACTTTTATAAGGTAACTGTAACTCAGCTGCTGGACTCAGCTCCTATTGATGTTACTGTTGCTACAAACTCAATCACTAATCTTAGGTATGCAGTAGGATACCAGGAGAACCTGGTGTTGTTTTCTGATAGAGAACAATTTGTTCTTCGAGGTGGGCAGCTGCTATCAAATGATACTGTATCTATATCTCCTATTACCAACTTTGAGATTAACCCTAAAGTTAGTCCTATTGCCCTAGGAGCCTACTTATACTACCCTTTCAATCGAAATGACTTTAGTGGTGTTCATCAATACTTTGTAAATGCGAACACTGATAACTATGATGCCCAGGAAATAACTGAGCATGTGCCTTCTTACTTACCTAGTAATATATCAGTAATAAAAGGATCCTCAGTTGAGAATATCCTTATCGCAATGAGCCACGACGAGCCGACAACTCTATATGTATATCGGTACTTTATGTCCGGAGGTAGTCGGATATTAAGCTCCTGGAGTAAATTTAAGTTTGATCACTGCTGCACTAACATTGTGGACTTTGAGTTTATTGAAGGTACTTTGTATTTGATAATGATTAAAGCTGGAGAGACGCATCTACTAAAGATGCCTTTTCAAACTGTTCTTAGTAATCCGGAAAATGTGGGATCGCCTAGTGCAAACGAGCCTAATATATACTTAGACTTTGCATCTGATGCGAATCTTACCGGAACTGCTGCTCAAAGCTTTAACCTGGGGTTTAAGATTACTGCTACCCAGGAAATGGAAGCTTACAGGGCTGACACTGGAGCAAGTGCTTATACTTATGGAGGAATTGCTAATGCTGGTAATTTATCAGTTACCCCAGGTGCTGCCGGCTCCGGTAGACATATAGTTGGTATTCCTTATACCATGAAATATACTTTCTCAGAGCAGTTATTTAAAGCTCCAGCTGGCACCGGAAAGACACCTACCAATTCAGCTAAGCTCATGATTAGAAGCGGAACTGTATTCTTTGATAAGACTAATGCCATCGATATTAAGGTCACACCGGCTTTAAGAGGTGAAACAACACAATCATTTTCCCAGGGAGGAACAACGATTGATGATGGAAAATTTAAGTTTGGAGTCTTGGCACCGGCTGATAATACAGTCATAACATTAGAAAATAGCGGAGCGTTACAGTCTGACATACAGTCAGCAGAGTTTGAGTCTTATGTCGCACCAAGATCTGAGAGAATACGATAATTATTATGCTAGGCACAATAGGATCCAGGTAGTTACTGCTGCCCAGGAACATATTGCTGCCATTGCGGAAAACCTTCGTCCTATGGATGCTATTGAGATAGCGTGTATGGGAGGAGATCCGGCTGAAGCTTTATCCAGGGGAATCGAGGAGAGCCATTGTGCTTTAACAGTCCTGGACGATGATGATGTTCCGATCGCCATGTTTGGTGTAAATGCGTGTGGTAATCACATGCACTCGATATGGTGCCTGGGAACCCCAGGTGTCGAAGAAAATTTAAGAGACTGGATAAGATACTCCAGGAAATATGTAAATAGTATCAGTGCTCCTTTCGGAGTTACATTCAACTTTGTTCATCATGAAAATGAAAAAGCTATAAGATGGCTTAGATTTTGTGGTGCTCAATTCATTAACGAAAGAAAATTCAATAACCAAAAATTCTACGAGTTTATTATATGTGTGAACCTATAAGTATGGGAATAGCGATGGGTGGTATGCAAGCCATGTCATCATATTCCGGACAAAAGCAATCTGCAAGAGCCCAGGCAAGATCCCAGGCTGCTGCGAGTAAGCAAGAAAGAGAACGCCTAGGATACGAAGCAAGTAGTATCCGTAGGCAGCAGCAGCAAGACATGATCTCTAAGACTCAGCGTCTCCAGGCTGCACAACAAAAATCTAGGGCTGCCCAAGCAAGATCAAGGGTTATGGCTGGCGAAAATGGTGTTAGTGGATTAAGTGTTAATAATGTTATGAATGAAATAATCCGCAAAGAAGCAGCATACAACTTCAGTGAATCTAAGAACGAGGATATGAAAGACATCAACACAAACATGCAGCTACAAGAAGCAGCTATGCGTTACCGAGGAAACCACTTGAGAATCAACAAGCCAATTCAGCAGCCGGATCTATTCGGTTCATTGATTGGTGGTGCCTCAACTGGTATTGGTGTCGCTACTGGTTTAAAAAGTGCTGGATTTTAATAAGGAATAATTTATGGCTAGAGAAAAAATAGATCCCAATATCGGACAGATCGGTTTAAGAAACCAGGTGCAAAGAGCCGGACAATATACTGTAAATGCCCAGGCAACACCAAAAACCAATACTGCTTTGCAGTTTGCCCAGGCTATGTCCAGGATGCCTGGTATTATTAACCAACTAGGTACCCTGGGAGAACTCCAGGCTGAGGAAGATCTACTAGAGCTCACTAATCCAGCTGAAGTAGATAAAGCAATGACCAATAATGATAAAGGTACAATGCGAATCTTGGGGTACAATCGTAAATACCAGGAAGGTGTTGTTGCTAAATATCTAACCAACAACGCACCGGAGTTTGCTAAGGTTTGGGATGGTTATGCAAATGACGAGGCAATGCTAGGAAAGGATCCCCAGGAACTTGTAGAAGCTATGGATGCTAAGAAAGCCGAGTTCATGGATGGATTATTGAATGACTTTGGTGGAAACAAAGGCAGAGAAAGAGCTATCCGAGCACTAGGAACCGCAGTTGTTGACAAGTTATCAACATCAACAGAAGCCAAAATTATACAGAACCAGGAAGCTCAGTCTATGATGTTCCTGGATGCGAACTTTGCTAACAATGTTGGTAGTGAAAGCATGACCATAAAAGAGTCGCTAGACCTTTATAGAACCGAGCTTAGCGAGATGCAAGTCCACTCATCTAAGGAGATAAAAGAGAAGATGATTGGCACTGTTGAAAGCTATGTAGAAACTCTTGTTCAGAACAAAGAATACGATAAAGCTGAAGAAGTTATTAACAATTCTTCTGTTTACCAACTGTACGGATCTAAGGATCCAAATAAACCAGGGGCAACCCTAGGTGGAGCAGTGGCTGATAAGCAAAGATTTGGAGTGCTTTCCGATAGTATTCAGACTGCTAAAGATAAAGATGACGAAGAATTTGCAGATAATTCTAAAGGAGTAAGACGAGATGTTCTCCTGGGAATAGAAAACATAGTTAATCCGGATGTAGACGAAAATGGATATAAGACTGGATTAGAAAGAGTCCTAGTCAGAGCCGGATATACCCAGGAAGAAGCTGAGACAGAAACCGCCTCGATCGAGGGGAAGCACGACATCAAAGGGTTTATATCCTGGTATTCAGCTCTCGCTAATAAAGAGACTAATGAAGTCAAAAGAGATCTACTCACAGATCAGCTTGGAATTGTGCGTAAAACAGAGAAGGAATACTTTTCCGGAGGGGCAGCTACAATAGGAACATTCACTAAGGACGAACTAGCTACCCTGGAGAATGATATGAGAGAGTATATGACTAGTAATCCAAACCAGTCATCGAGTATTCTTAACTACCCTAACTCAGTAAATGGACGAAGAATGTCCTCTGCGGATCCGGATTACCTGGATTTGGTTAAGAAGATCAGCAACGAATTTAGATGGGCAAGCTCAGAGACACAGATGCAGCCTATTGTTCTAGCTACGCAGCGTAATATACTCGCAGATCCGAATATACAAGCCGGAGGATTTGGACTTGAATATTCAACCGAGATTCGATCCACACTCCAGGAAGAAGCTGCTTCTCTTTGGTCTCAGTCTAGTGGAGATGTAAATATCTTTAACGAAAAGATGGCTGCGAGGGCTACGGAGCTCCAGGGTCAGTTTATTCAAGAAGCTACAACCAGGTCATCTCTTGATGCTATTTATGATCAAGATCTCTCTGCTGAGATGACAAAAGACTCTTTGAAGATAATGAAGAGCGAAGGAAAGGGAAACATGGAGCCCAGTGATGGTTTTGAGAGTTTCGATAGAGATTTCAGATCTTTTTCAAATATGAAAGGATTTGGCGAAAACCCAAAAGCCTACCAAAGATTTATCGATGTAATCACGACAGATCGGAAGAACATCGCTAATACTAATCTTAAAGATAAAGATAAAGTAAGAGCCACAAGAGCACACCTAGTAACCTATGGTTTCCAGGATATGAGTCAGTTCGACATCAACATCCTAGCAGACAATGGAGTAGGCTTTGGAGATATACCTTTAGGACAACGAGTTCGAACTGCGTTAGATGATGGTTTAGGAGCATTCCAGGCAAGAGACGCTGGAGAGGATTTAACCCCAGAGCAGCAGCAATCTCTCAAAACCTTTGAAGACTTTGGTTTCGATGGTGTTGATGATTTCAATACAATACTCGAAGCACAACGAGTAAGAATCAGCCTCATTAACAGATAATAATATGTCAAATACACCCTTCCAAGACTTGCTGATTGAGGATCCAACCTCGTCAACAAGCGATGCACCTAAAACTCCAGTAAATATCTATGAGCAGCTGATAACTCAAAATCATACCAGGGAGCAGATCCTGGATGAAGAGTATGTTGATGATGATCTTTCTCCGGTAAAAGATGTATCCGGAGGTCAAATAGCCGGATCTATTGTAACTGAAGTAGGAGTTGGTATAGCTTCCGAGGCGGTGGCAGCGAAAGCTGGTATAACTGCTGGTGCTACAACCACTGCTGCCCTGGCTGCAACCGGAGTTGGTGCTTTGATTGCATTACCTGCTGGTGCCGTTGTTGGTGGTATTGTTTATTTCGGAACTAAATTTACTATGGGATATGGAGCTAGTGTTGCTGCTCAAAAGCTCATAGAACAACAAGATGATATTTCCCAAGGAAGAGCGTTGATTGCTGGTGCAGCCAACTTGATACCAGGAGGTAAAACAATTCAAGGGGGTTCTAAAGCTATTAAGTATGGAACTATTGGTCTTCGAGAAGGTGGTAAAGGTGCAGCCATCGGTGTGGCTGATGTCACTGCTAGGGCAACCATCGATGAAGGTAGACTGCCTACCCTGGAAGAACTTAGGTTCGGTGCTACTGTTGGTGGTGCTACCGGTGGTGGTTTAATGGTCGGTGGATCCGCACTGAAAGATGCCGGTGCCTTTGCTGCTATATCCAAGCAAACAAAAACACTTTGGGGCAAAATGAGTGGGAAGAACGCTGAGGAGATTGATGCGATGCTTAAAGGCAAAGAGATCTACCAAGAAGAGTTTACCGATATGCTCCGAGAAATGGATGATGTTGCTAAAGGTAAACCGGCTGGTAGACCTTGGCAGAAAGACACTTTCAAGAAAGATTTTGATGATGCAGTCGAGCAGAAGAGACTAAACGAACAAGAAGTTGCTGATGCAGCCCTCCAAGGAAAACAAGGTTCGTTGTTGTTACTCAATAAGAACTTTAAGGAGATGACTGTTGATGAGTTATCTAAATATGATACAGACGATCTAAGGCAAATAGGGGACAAGCTCGATGAGATTCCGGAAATAGCAGCAGCCGAAAAGCAGATTGAAACAGAAACTCCTACCTGGAAAGATGCAGAAAATCAAAAAGACTGGACTAAAGAAGAAGGATTTAGTGAGTCCTGGCAGCAGCGTCGAGGATGGTCTGACCAGGTTGACACTTTGTATGGCAGCGGTGCTGCGATCCAGGAGAAACAAGCAATAATTATAGCTGGTGGATCTGCATCCGGTAAGTCCGGTATTGCTGACCAGTTGTCTGCCGAGGGTGGTTATAAAATTATTGACTCAGATTTTGCAAAAGAATTGATACCGGAATACCAGGGAGGCAAAGGTGCTAATGTAGTTCATGCCGAAAGTAAGGAAATAAATGAACTAGTAATCGATCGAGCCTTAGATAATGGAGATAATATCATCTTACCGGTGGTAGGTAGCTCCGGATCTTCTGTATCACAACGGATCAAGGATTTAAAAGACGCTGGGTATAAAGTCGCTTTTATGTATGTTGACATCCCAGCAGACTTAGCCCAGGTTAGAAATTTAAAAAGGTATAATCGTACTGGACGATTTGTACCACCATCATATATAAGGAGCAGTTATGGAGCAATCAAAAACAACATCAAGACCGGACAACGAGCAGCCGACGAATATCAAATCCTCACAAACGAAAACAACTATGTCCAAGTCAAAGAGTCCTCAAAAGGGTTCAACAAACTTGTACGAGGAGATGATGTCGATGGGGGAAGAAATCGAATTGAGAGCGATTACCAAGCGGATGGAGGCACGAAAAGCCGCCCAGGTCGAGAAGAAATCCACGAAGCAATAGACGAAACGAAGAAGCTTCTGAAGCACCGAGATGAGGGCAAAGGAGCTGAAGTTACCAGGTATGTAAAAGGTCTGTATCGTAAAGTTGCTCGTAATTTCATGAGTGATGCTACTGATCTCTTTAAGAAGGGAGATATAACTTTAGCAAGAACTCTGTATCAGCAGCTAGATGATTACATCAAGTTCGATAATTTAATATCAAGAAAAGATTATGCTGATGGATCCTCATTAGCAGCAAACAAGCTAAACGCAGATTCGCATACTTATCAGTCCGGTATAACGACTGATGGGAATCGCAGAACCCAGGATCTCCTGGAGTTCAAAGAGATGCTGCGTCAATACATCGATGATCCGGTCGGAGCTAAGCTCAACCAGGAGCTCGGAGAGAATGTAACCGAGGAAGCTCGAAAGAGATCCGGTGGTGTCGCTAAGTCCAGGGCAGAACGCCTGGATGAGATGCAAGCTCACTTTTCCAAGTCAATGGTCAAGAAGAGACAAGGTGCATTACAGAATGTAATCGATACCTACTTTGCTACCAGGATGTCGCAAATGCTCAATCAGACTAAGACTGCATTTGTTGGTGTTCCTTCGGCAGCAGCTATGTCAATAATTAGACCAGTTATAAATACACCTTATGCTTTACGCCAGGCAATCGGTCAAAAGAACCTGGGGCTACAAAAGAAAGCAATATACGCTATGAGCGAATTGATTGCTACCCAGGAGTATATTCACATGATTACCAGGCATGGTTTCCAGGTTGGTCGCAGCGTGTTAAACACAATCAAGAATAAAGGAGAAAGTAGCTTCTTATATCGAGATCGTCACTCATACAAAGTAAATGAGATAGCCGATGCGAACGAACTTTCACACACTGCTAAGACTCGTATGAGAGAAGCAGAACGAAGAGTTGACGCTAAGAATGCCAGGGGAGCTATGAAAACAGTCATGAATCTTCGAAAGAACATCATGAATGCTCCTATCACAAAAGTACCTATGTTCTTGTTTGATTATGGTTTATCTCTAATCGGTGGACTAGAAGAGATCTCTCTGATTGCCCACTCACTTAGAAAAGCCAGGGCAGAGGGTATTCGTAAAGGTGTAACCTCCGGTCGAGAGGACTGGAACAAGGCAGCCGAAGAGTATGTCGAGTCTACCATCGATCGCAGCTCCGGAAGAATGCAAGCTAAGTATGATCCGGAGTTCAAAGAGATCTTTAACGAAGCTCGTAGAAATCACTTTAGAAACATGGACTTAGATCCTAACGACATTCGTAGGGATGTTGTTGATGGTGCAGTTGAATCTCTTAACAAGCTTTCAAACTCTCCTAATGAAGCCGGCTTGATTGCCAGGTTCCTATTTCCATTTATTGGCGTGCCATTCCGAGCATTAGGGATGACAACCGACTACATAGCTCCGCTAAAAGCAGCAAGTATGGGTATGGAGAAAGTAGGTAGAGGAATCTCGAAGCTAGAAGGACGAGGTGGTAAAGGTACAGTTTCATCGTTTACCGGTAAATACAACAAGCGTATTGGAGATCTACAACAAGAGATTGCTGATGAAACTAAGAATTTGAAAAGTGCAGATCCTTCAACTGCCAGGGCAGCTAAGCAAAACATAGCGAGAGCGAAGAACGATCTGAAGAATGTTAAAGATCTACAAATGCAAAAAGACTATGAAGATCTTGGGATCCTGGCTATCGGCACCGGTATGTTTGCCCTGGGCTATCAAATGGCTGAACAAGGTCAAATCACTGGAACTGATGCCTGGATGAATAAAGATCAGAAAAGGGCAGCATCAAATGTCCAGGGAGCACCTAAGTCTTACAAGATGTTCTTTGGGGAAGGCAGCTATGATTTCAAATACCTGGATCCGGTCAAAGGAGCCCTTGCCCTGGGAGCTGATTACTATCGCTGGAAACAAACCTTAGATGGAGATCCATTCGAAGCTAAGAATGCAATGGAACTTGCCAGGTTTACTACTGCATTTGCGTCCTCGATCTTTGTAGAAATGCCTACATCCAGGGGCGGTAAAGCTTTAATGAATGTATTCTCAAATGTTGAATCAGTTAGAGAAAGAGGTGTAGGAGAGATCTTAGGATCCACTGTTCCTTTTCCAGCTGAGATCCGGAGAGCACAAACATTCACAAATGAGTTTGTTGATGATCCCCTCCAGGGGAACCCATTCCAAAACTCTATTATGAGATCCCTAGGACAAACCGCAGAGAACTACCGGTTAACTGTCCTGGGAGAGCCTAAGAAGAGAGACGAACAAACTGTATCTAGTTATGTTACTCCATTCGGTAAACAGATCCCAGTTCAGAGAGAAGCTATTGATGATGTTCTCCTGGAAGACGCTTACTCGTATAATACAGTGGCACCTATCCAGCCTACATTCAATGGAATCAAAACCAAAGAGTTTGTTAATGAGGATGGTTTAACTCTGTATTCAGTGTACGGAGCTCAGATGTCTACCATGAAAGTAGGAGGTAGGACATTAAGGCAGCGGTTAAACAAGCTAGTTAAACAGACCGCATTCGTTACTGCATATAATCGAGGATATTATGACGATCCTAATAGCGGAACCAAAGTAAACGATGGGATCCAAATGATTAAGGATATTATATCGGAGCACAGGAAGGCTGCCAGGGAGTACATATTGTATAACCCTAAAGCTAAAGCTTCACTACAAGGATTTGTTAATGATGATGGGCAATCAATCTATTCAACCATTAACATGAGAAAAGCAACCGGTGGCGAGAAAACTCAAAACCTTTTAGAAGAACTATCAATCCCAGGAAATTAAATTATGAACTCAGAACACTTACCTTCAGCAGTAGGCATGGCTGGTATATTAGGCACTATAACATTAGCTGACCTAAATACAGTTGTTGCGTTACTCGTAGGTTGTACTACTTTAGTGTATCTCGTTATTAAAATTTATAACGAATTGAAAAATAAAAACTAAGGAACAATTATGACATTAGACGATAAGCTCAATCAGCTCCAAGAGATACTGATAGATGAGATGATCAGAAGGATCAGTACCGGAGAAGCTACCGCTGCCGACTTAGGTGCAGCTAGGCAACTCCTTAGAGACAATGGTATCCAGGCAGTTGCCCAGGAGGGATCTCCGCTGCATGACCTGGTAACATCATTACCTTTCCAAGATGAAGCAGATAAAATTGTAAATAGTATAGCAGCATCCGTCTAATGGAGATACCGGAGGAAATAAAGGATTTTAGAAACTTCCTATACTTAGTATGGAAGCAGCAGAACCTTCCGGATCCTACTCCAATACAGTACGAAATAGCCGACTACATGCAGCATGGTGCCAAGAGGGCTATCATCGAGGGATTCCGAGGTGTTGGTAAGTCCTGGATCTGTTCTGCCTTCGTAGTCCACCAGTTACTCCTGGATCCAACAAAGAACATTCTTGTTGTTTCTGCTTCGAAGACCAGGGCTGATGACTTCAGTACCTTTACGCTGCGGTTAATTCATGAGATGCCGGTATTAAAACACCTCATACCAAAAGCTACGCAGCGTTTCTCTAAGATCTCCTTCGATGTCGCACCGGCTCCAGCTTCACATGCACCTAGCGTCAAATCTTTAGGTGTTAGTTCGCAGCTAACCGGAGCTCGTGCAGATATAATTGTTGCTGATGATATTGAGGTACCTTCAAACTCAGCTACTCATGGTTTACGCTGGAAGCTTTCAGAACAAGTAAAAGAGTTCGATGCTATCCTCAAACCTGGAGATAGCTCGAAAGTTATCTTCCTGGGAACACCTCAGACCGAGGATTCAATTTATAATTTACTCCTGGAGCGTGATTACCGCTGCAAGATTTGGACTGCTCAGTACATCGATGAGAGCACAAACGAGAATGTCTACGACTCCCAGGTGTCTAATCTATGCGTAAGCAATAGTGACCTAGGTAAATCCACCGAGCCCACCAGGTTCTCGGACATAGATCTCGAAGAAAGAAAGTTATCCTATGGTAGATCCGGATTCAGCATGCAGTTCATGTTGAACACCAGGAGATCCGATATGGATCGCTACCCCCTACGCCTGGTAGATCTTATAGTCATGAACCTGGATAAAGAACTGGCACCGGAGAAGCTCGTATGGGCTCAATCTCCGGATCTAGCCTGGGACTCTAGTGTTCCTAATGTTGGATTCAGTCATGACCGGTACTATCGTCCGTTCAAACAGATTGGGGATCATGTGCAGTACACCGGATCCGTCATGAGTATTGATCCCTCCGGTAGAGGTAAGGATGAGACTGCCTGGGCAATCGTTAAGATGCTCAATGGTTTCCTCTATGTTGTTGATGCTGGAGGCATGCAAGGAGGATATGAAGAAGATGTTCTAAAATCCCTTGCGATAAAAGCCAAGGACTACTCGGTCAACGAGATAGTTGTCGAAAGTAACTTTGGCGATGGAATGTTCAATCAGATATTCAAGCCTATCCTCTCTAAGATATACCCATGTACTATCTCCGAGGTAAGACACAATACCCAAAAAGAGAAACGAATCATCGACACTTTGGAACCAGTTATGAATCAACATAAACTCGTTGTCGATCCCAGGGTCATCCAAAATGATTTTGAATCTGCCCAGGGGTATTCCCAGGATTCCCAGCTCAAATATCAACTGTTCTATCAAATGTCCAGGATCACCAGGGAACGAGGGGCTATCAGTCATGATGACAGATTGGACGCTCTATCGATGGCAGTCAACTATTGGGTTGAACAGATGTCACAAGATGCAAGCGACAAAATAGTAGACCGGAAGAACGAGCTGCTATTTGAGGAGATGGAAAAGTTCAAGGATGCCTTTTACAAGAACAAAAAGGGGTCTAGGAGCGTCCATGTATGGATGTAGTGACACTTACCATTGGGAGAACATAAAAGGGCGTACAGAGCCTCCTAGGGGTCTTCTGAAGGATGGACTAATATGGGGGGTTTAACTATAAGTTAACCTAGGTTATCTGTTGTTTTTGATCTAAGAACATCAACATAAGTTAAAACCTTTGTTAAACCTATGTTAACCACCGGAAAAGCACATGTCAAGCTCAATAAATTTAGAAGAAATCATAGAAGAAGCCAAGGCGATCCTAGGGGAACACTTTGAGCATTATGTAATTATTGTAAATACGGATAAACATGAGTGTCAGATCGAGTATGACAATAGTTTTGCAGCTAAGGGTCTCCTGGATATAGGAACAAAAACAGTTGACAACTACCTTCAATTAGACTTTACTGATGACGCTGATATCATATGGGATGAAGATGAATCTGATTCCGATGATTTTAGTTAGTATTCATTACAAATAGAAACCCTGGGTATGTGGTGTGCCTGGGGTTTCGCCTTTTTAGGTTCCAGGCATTTTGTTGCAAAAATCTGTTGAGGTTTATCGTAATAACAAAAGCCAATTTACCCCCAATGACCTTTGATTTTTGGCTGATTTTGATGATGATGATGCTGCAAACTGACCTTTTTTATCTGCAAGTCGTTGATTATCAGCACATTGGCTGAAGATTATATATCTCTATACATGCTATTTAGACCGGTTCGCCTGGCATTTCAAAATGTTCGGTTGTCTGTCTGCTTGCATGCGTTTTTTGACATCCTAGGTTGACCAGGGTTGACCGGAAATTTACCAGGCAGCAGCAGCATCCAATGTGCAGCTTAAATTTATTTTTGTTCTTTTTTCAAATTGACTTGACTCCTGCTTGGAGATGTACAGTCTTCAGCTAAATTTTTAATAATACTAACCAAATAAAACACCATGAAAAACACCATACAAAACAATAAAGAAGTAATAACATTAGCTGCTGATCTTAACTCAGCTGATCTAATCGAATTAGCCGGAAGTCTCCAGGGACTGATTAAAGAAAAACAACATCAAGAGCAAGCTGCTTACCTGGATCATGAGTTTGCAAATGCTGAGCTTTGTGAGCTTATCCGGAATAACCACGATGCTGAGTATGAATCAGAGTGGTATGATATAGCCTGGAGCGTTGATCCACTGTCCACCGATCCGGCATTCCCATATGATGCCAGTAAAGACTACGGATCTCGTAAGCTTGTATATGATATTCTGCATAATCCGGAAGGCAGCACCAGCCGGAGAACTATCCAGGCTCATCATGATAAGTTTAAACACCTTAGCAACTCAGTGTGCCGGCATGCTTTAGATAACCGGTTCAAGTACTAAGATCATCAACATCATCAAACAAGGGCAGCCAGTGTGCTGCCTTTTTTTGTGCCTTAAATTTAGCCGGTACGAGCTCCGTTATTTTCTCCAGGGTAATGATACCGGTAAACATTTTAAATGATTCCTGGAGCACCTGGAGAGATCCGGCAGCATGGGTTTTTTATTATTACTTACTGTGCCTTATTTCTACACCTGGCACCTGGCATCCTGGAGAGATCCAGCAGCAGCCTGGCAGCCTAAAGTTGACCAGGGTAGCACCAGGGTAGCACCAGGGTAAACCAGGGAAACGCCAGGATAAATCCGCAGCT